GCGTTCTCTGAATTGTGATACCCGTATTGTCAAACACATTATTGATCAGGGCTGTTACTACGATCGCGTTTGTTGATACGTCCCATAATGCCATATCGGTATTAAACGTGTCCGCATAGGTTCCCGTTACGCCTGAGATCTTTACCACGTCGAGTTTATTGAAGTTTGAACCGATCCCGGTTGCCGATATCTTGACGTACGAAGAAGCGATCGCATTCCACATGCCTTGTGTCTGTGACCACTGCTTTAATTCGTTCGGAGTCGTTGACGTGTCAATCCAGTATTGACCGTTCGTTGGGTTTGTCGGTGCCGTTGAAGAGGCTGTCGGAGAAATGGCTGTCCCATCAAAGGTGCATAAAGAAAACGATACTGTTCCCGACGTCTGAAATGTCGCGCCTAGAGGCTCGAGTGCGCTCGTCTTTGTGTTGAATCGATATTTATCCGGATATATAATGACATACGCCCCCATCGAAACCAACTGTCTTTCGCCGGTTCCTGGGAGCGTTCCTATTTTTGTTCCCTCGTAGTAGAGGGAGTCTACATTATTTCCGTCCGGTTTAATCTCGATCAGGCCTTCGTTTACATGAAGTCCCTTCAGGCCTTCCACTGATGATTTTACCACTACTCGCGGTTCGCGTGGTGTAAAAAGGGGATAGTAGTCTGAGGATATGTTCTCTTCGTCATATCCTTCGGCTTCACTACATCTTTCGTTGTTGTTGTACCCTGCGAAGGCTGTCAGCGAGTATCTTTGCGACCTTCCGGGGTTGATATACGGTTGAAGGTTCATATTCCCCTTACCTTTCTTGTCCGCGGCTTATGGTTCCTTCTGTACCATATCGCGTAATTAGTGTACTGATTGTTAAATACCTGCGCTGAATTGTTGTAGGTCGCTTCCTCCCGGTTGTAATAGTCGAACTTCATGACTAAATAATCGACGTATGCGTTCGCATACAGATCATCGATAAGAAGCGGCGTTGTGAGCGGCGTCTGTTCGTCGTAACCTTCGAACTTGAATACCGGCTCTTCGTTGTTATAGTCAATCGTCGTTTTCGTGTCTACGACGTTACCTTCTTGATCAAGAATCTCTTCTGTGTACTCGACGTACTTCCAGTTCTCTTCCGCCATAAGCAGCACTTCTTGGTATACTTGTTCGTCTAACTGCGAAAGCCAGTTTACTTTCTCTATGGTCGAGTATTGATTCGGGCGGAGTCTATCTGCCCGTTCTATGGCTTGTTGTATAGTCATAAGCATTCACCTTAAAAGGGGCGGGCTTGCCGCCCCACAAGTTTTATTTTTTCGCTTCGAGTTCAGCGAGTTTCTTCGCTGTCTTCTGGTCCTCGCTATCTGCATAGTCGATAACCTCTTTGAACTTCTTCGGGATCTTTACCTTCTCGCCGCGCTTTACAAGAATGTTCTCTCCGTTAACGCTTGCGAAGATATCTCCTGAATAGTGTGTCCCCGGTACCTCCGGATAGAAAACTTCGATCAGTTCCTCGCCGTTATCTACCTTTGTTTCCGGCTTTGTTTCTTTTGCTGTAGCCATGTGGCACCTCCTTAAAGGATACCCCCGCGAGTTTCCCCGCGGGGTTCTTGTTTGTATTAGTTCGCGCCCTGAGTTGCGGAGAACTCTGTCAAACTTTCAATGCGAACGATATGAGCGTCTACCAGGCGCTCAGCCGCCTTCGTGCACTTCCAACCTACGGTCGCGCGCTGATTCAGCGGATCGTCGCCCTGGCCTAACTGCTTAACGATGTGCTGAAGGCCGCCGCCCTCGATCTCAGTGGTAGCGAATGCTTTCGCGCCAAAGATCACGGTAGCGTATACGCTGTAATAGGTTGCCGGATCGTTTCCGCTTGCTGCGGTCTTAACCGGGCAAGTGTTATCGTTGATGATCTTCGCCTCAGCATTCTCGATGATTCGTACGCCGTGGATCGATCCGATCTCACCCTTCCAGTATTTCTCCGGTGTGGTGTACTGGTTCCATGCGATAAACTTTGCGTCCTTCTTCAGGATCTCTGCAACGTGCGGGTGCACGATTGCGACGTAACTTCCATCGATCTTCGTTGCGATGTTCGTACGAAGGATCGTTGCCGCCTTCAGGATAAGATCCGAAGTGATAACGGAAGCAGTCGTCAGGTTTGCACGACTCGTTACAGCCGTCGAGCCTGCCGGCGCGTAAAGTACGTTTGTTCCGGCCGATACTACGTCACGAGTAACCGTGTCAAGTGTACGGCCTGCCTGGGATCCGGAAAGTTCAGTTGCCTCGACAATGTTGTTGTCGATGGCTTCCAGGATCAGACGATCAGACAATGTTACATAATCGCCGAACTGCGAAGCGGTCGCGGTGATGGTCGACATTGTGATCTTGTGGCCGTCCGGTGTTACACCCTCAGTAAGAGGTGTAAGCGCCTTTGCGAACGGGCTGTACTTTCTGAACTCGATCGTACGTCCGCCGTGCGCCGGAATCGGGCGCTTGTCTGCGAACTGATCGAAGATAAGATCCTCCTCTGCTGTCTTGATCAACAGTTTGTCGTAGAAGGTCTTCATTTCGTTTGTCAAACCGGTATCGGTTGTGACGTTTGTGTTAGGGTTTGCGAACTGCTGAAGGTTCAGCATATTCTTGTTGCGATTCATATTTTCCTCACTTTCCGAAGATTAGCGGAGAGTGATATGTTCTCCCCTCGCTGCTCTTCTTGCATACTGTTTCATGTCTTCGAGTGACATATTGTTTATGTCTACTTTTACAGACACGGGCTGAGAGGACGATCCGATCCCGTTTTCAAGCGGCCTTAAGCCCTTTGCTCTGATAGAATCGGTTACTCTTTCTGCGACTGTTTTCGCGGTAGTGGCCATCGCGCCGGTGATAACGTCGTCCATGTGGCACACCTGGTATGCTGTCTGCATATCGACGTTGTTGGATAGCAGTGAAGCGAACTTGTCATTCGCTAATTCTACTTCCAGGTCGAAGTCAGGATACATTTCCTTCAGTGCTTCCGATTGACGTAACCACTCTTCGTATGTGGCTTGAACCGCCCGCTGCCGTTCGATCTCTTCCAGTTCGGCGTCCGCCTGCTGTTTATCGAACTCCAGTCTTTTGAACTCCTTGTACTGATCGACGTTAAGGCCGCGTTCCGCTGCCTCTTTCTCGAAAAGCGCGTCGTCGTTCATGATTGCGTCTAGGATCCCCTGCTCGTCGTCGGTTCCGTATCTCTCGGAGAGAAACGCTACCAACTTCTGAGATCTTCCAATCTGCTCTTCAAGTTCCGCCTGGTGCTTGAATCTGCGGTCTACATGAGACTTAATAGCCTTTTCGTAGTCTTCTCGGAAGTCTCCCTTGATCAGGTTGTTCCAGTCCTCAGCGTGTTTAGCGGCGGCCTCTGCCGTCTGCTGCGCCTCGCTCTGCGCTTCCGTGCCTGCTTCTCCACCTTCTCCGCCTTCAGCGAATAACTGGAGATTAAGTTTGAGTGTCTTCATAGACTCTCCTTTCTCTCGGATCTTTCTCCGGTGTCAATCTATCGTCTTTCCGACGTGTCATACCGTCTTTCCGGTCTGTCCTTTCGGTCTTTCCCGCGCGTCAGAACTACTGTTCAATAACATTTTATCAGACCAAAATAAAAAAATCCCCCCTAATTGGGGGAAACTTTTTACAGTCGCTTTAAGATGGCCTCGGCGTTAGCGCAGCGTTTGCACCCGGCGAAGCAGTATGTCTTCTGGAAGGCTTCTTTTTGCGATCGGTCCTTGAATTCCTTTTTCGCCATCGTCTCTTCTTCGACGCCTTCACACGTTATCGTCTTTTCTGATTCTCGCAAGTAGAAGGGGCAATCCGTATTGACTACCCCTATTCCCCAATAACTCATTGATCCCTCCGGAATAATGTTTCGCAGGCTGCCGCCCATTTCCCTTTTACTTCTCTATACTCCCCTTCAAGCCTATGGTACCTTGTGGCCCATTCCTCGATTACGCCCTTTTGTATCTCGATTGTTCTCGAAAGATCCGCGATATTGTTTTCGATTTTTCTGAAGTCAGATATCGGCAACGTGATTACGGCGCCTTTTATTCTTGTTCTCTTCATGTTGTTTCCTTTCCCAGGCCTTCACCTGATCGTCCGGGATCTCTTTCCCTGCCATCGTTACCCATTTACCTTTACGAAGCCATACGATATCCTTTACCGTGTAAAGTTCTTCTCTGTTTTTCACATTTCGCACGACTTCGTATATATCATCAATCTTCGGTTTTCCGAATTTTGCCGGAATGAATGTTATGTCACTTGCCATCTTTTACCTCCACGTCGTAGCGGATCAGGTTCTTCACCATCTTCCTTATGGCCCGTATGTAGGTTTTTATCTCTTTCTCCCACTCAACCTCAGGAAGATCCTCTTCGATCTGGTCCATAAGTTTCTTCAGCCCCGCTGCCGGGATAAACCCGTTATTCATTGTTTTTCCTCCAGGTAGTATTTATCGTTGTCCCATCTGTACTCGTAGCCGTCGGGTGCCAGGCGTGATTTTACTCTCCCGTTGCACCTATCAAGGATCGTCTGATACGAAAAATAATTCTTCCGCGCCGCTTCTCTGGCTGAAAAGTACGCTTCTACGATCTCTCCGTCCGGCGATAATTTGATCACGCACTTCGAAGAAGACATGGCTCCCGTCATTTTTCCGACCTCCACCTTGTCGATGTAGGCTATATTCTCCGGCCGATTGTCACTCTGAAGGCCGTTAACGTGAATCGGTATACAGCCTGGCGGGCATGCTCCATTATATGTCAGCGCGACAATTTTCATTACGCACTCTTCCTTCGATGTTCCATTCTTCCGAAGTTTGACGTATAACCTTTTGGATCCCTTCGACATTGGTTTCAAATACTCCGACATGATATGCGGTTCTCCCGGCCTTACAATACTTCGTATCTTTCCTGATGTACTCGCCTGGTATCTGCCTTCATATCCCGGGATATCTTCCCAGGAATCTTGCGAACTCTCGATTTTTTCCTTGTTCACACGATATCTCTTTCTGCGTGTTTTATCCATTTCGTTTCCACCTCACTCTATAGCCCGTCGCTTCTCTGCGCCCTTCTCTCCAGTTGCTTCGAAAACCACTGTCTTCGCTGTATATTATCTCGTAAAGGTGTGCTCTGTGACATAGTAGCCGTAGATATCCGTCCCACATTACACTGTATCCTTCTGTTGTTATCACCGGCTTGTTGAACATTTTTGCCATTTTCTTGATATGTTTTAGCGTTCGTCTGTATTCTTT